CTGTGGTTCCACCTCCTGCTCCTGTAGAACCACCCAAATCATTGCCTAAGTCTATGTATGTCAGTCCGTCTGTCTCAAATAAAGAAGTGGCTGAACTTCGTGAAGACATTGCAGCCTGTGATCAAGAAGTGGATGAGTTACGAAAGAAAGTCCAAGACATTGCAGAACTGGCAAAACTCGGTCCTAGACGGGGTGGAACACGAAGAAACTCTAGACGATAAGTAATGAAAACTCGTGTATCGTCCAAGTTTGATAAATGTGTCAAGAGCGTGCGAAAAACAGTCAAAGCACGTAAGGGTTCCAACAAGGAATCCGCAGCGATTGCCATTTGTACCAAATCGGTCTTACAAACACGAGGACGCACCATGAAACGCTATCGCAAAGGACGCTTGACTACACAGAAACTGAAAGTGCCTGCTTAGCGGCTAACTGTTCAGCCTTTTTGCGTGTGCTTCCACTTCCATAGGCTATGTGCTTTCCATTCGCATCACACACCGCAACGCGTATCTCATTTTTCTTTGGGTCATTCGATAACATCTCGTAGGTCGGTGTCAACTTCAACTCACGTTGACAATGCTTCTGAAACAAATCCTTGTAGTTCGTCGTCTCATGAATCACTTCTTCAATGTCTAGGTATGCCTCCATCACAGAGGTTACAAAGGTATACACTATATGAAACCGATTCCCACAGTCGGTCCACAATGCACCGATAAAGGCTTCAAAGATATCCCCTAGTTTCTTGGTATTGTTACGCCCTGCAATGGCGGGTGATTCTTCATTGTGACGAGAGATCACGTAGAACTTATCCAATCCGATTTGCCTCGATAACTGACCGATACATTCATTGTTCACCAACACCTTACGGGCATCGGTTAAGAAACCCTGCTTCTTCTCAGGATACTTCTTACGAAGATACGTCGCTACACAGACACCCAAGACTGAATCACCTTCGAACTCTAGACATTCATACGATTCGTCTTGAAGTGACATGACACCGTTTGGACACGGTGCAAGTTGGGCTGGCGTTCCATCAGGGGTTGTGTAGTCCGTTCGTCGGACATAGGTTGTGTGGACCATCGCAGTCTGAAACACTCGCACATTCTGTGCTCGATAGTGTGGCAAACCGTGTTTATGAAGGAGTTTGTGTATATCACGTTCAGTGAATGGGCGATTGGAGGAGTTGTAAGGACAATAGGATTCCATTACAGTCTATTGTTGACTTGATTTAGGTCCGTTTTAATAATATTGAGGAAACACCATGCGCAAGAGGCTGTAGACAACACCGAACACGGCTGCGTGTGTGACAACCTGAACGAGGTGAGATGAGCCTGGAGGGAGTGACAAGAGAACGCCAGGCGACAACAGAATGAAGAGAAGCACGGGAACAATTACGTTGAGGTCCATTTATATACTATCATTTAAAAATATCTTGCGACAACATCATACATTCATGGAAAAAGCTTTAGTGACTCTGACTGCCCGTGTTGTTCGCGCCCATCGAGAGATGGCACCGTGTATCGCGAGAATCCATACAGGGTTCATGGTAGAAACGAATCTTCAAACTCTAGAAAAAGACCTTCAACTCCTGCAAGAGATGCTCCGACAAGTTCGAGAAGCACAGAAAGCACCCCCTACACGAACCTATCTATCACTCAAGTAATGCTTTCAGTTCAAACGAATATTCATCTGCAACCAACGTGCGTTCATGACGACGCATAATCTCTTTCATTACATCTTCCCCATGTTCGGGAAGAATCTCAAGTAAGTAGTTCTGAAGTTGCTTCTTCGAAAGCGACCATCCCTTTTTCCATTCCCCTGGCTTTTTCACTTGAAAGACCATCTTCGACGCATTGAGTTCAATCTTTGCAGGTAACGAGGTAGATTCAGTGTACGCAGCGGCTAAATCCAATTCAAGGGTTTGTCGATGTTCGCGAAGGTCTTTTGCGCGAGTGTTTACGTCTGCGAGTTGCTTGTTGTTTTCCAAATAGCGAGTGAGTATTGGCTTTAGAGTGTCCATACAGTCTCTTTCTTCTACGACGAGTTTCCGTTTTCTTTCCGCCGTTGAATCCTTCTTTCATTAAGTTCAGTCGTAAAAGTCGTTTATCTCTTTCACTACCCTCTGTCATTTCCGAACATGAAAAGTCAAAGAGTAGAATGTTCTTTACATTCCTTTCCTGTAAAAATGTGACAATCGTGGATAACCGAAGTAAATATTGGCCTTCACTCTTTGTAGAACCCCGAGTATTCGTGGCTCCATATCGTTCCGATACAATGTTTGAATGCAGATCCGGTTGACCCTCTACATTGAGTGCAGTGATCTTATAGTCGTCAACACTTTCAAGTCCTTCACCATCAGACCTACCAAACTCTTTATTAATGATAGGCTTCTCAGATTCATACTGTACGACTTTAAACCCGTTATCCATGTAACGAAGCATGTTGAGCATATCCTCATCTTTTTGGGTTTTCAACTGACTTCGGATAGTCGCTGTCGTGTCGGATTCTAATGTTTTTAAAGACTGAACAAGGGATGCGAGCTTAGACTCTTTCTCCTCATACGATAGTTTTGGACTATTAAACACTTCACGGATAGAGGCATTCGCTGTTTCTATTTCCTTTTCTGTAGTTACATTACAGACTCCTGGAGCCACTGCACTTACCTTTATGATTCGCATACCTTTTGGGACTGTAAATTCCGCTACAGCTCCATTTTTAACCGACATTTGTCCATGAAGGGTGATGGATAGAACCACTGTCTTTGGAAACTTCATTACCACTGTCTCTGGAAAGACCATTAATACTAGTGTATAAAGTATCCGAAGTGAATAAGGGATGTCTGTCTTTGACGAAGACGAAATCGAACGACTACGCCAAGTCTATAACAAGGAACATCCACGCGAAACCCCTATTCCGAAGGAGTCCGCAGAGGATACGTGGGGAACACTCCAAGACCGCTTTCGTGAAAAGTGCAAGACCGGACGAGCTGAATGCATCGTCTCCAGTCTCTTACGCAGACCCAAGGCACCCAAAGAATGGTCCTTGAACCGTTATGAATGGCTTTCGTCGGATGACATTGATGCAGTCGAGCGTAACTATACTGAAGTCTTTGCGGATTACCATTACATTGGGACTGTGCCGATCGACTTTGACTTGAAGTCTGAAACGCAAAAGTGCTTGGTGTCTGCCTTGTGTTCCATGAAACTCAAATCTCTCTTCGACAAAGGAAAGCAGCAGTTTGGCATTGTCATCAATACAGACCCACACGATGGACCGGGTCAACATTGGGTTGCAGTGTTTTGCGATATCCGTCCCGAGTTGGAGTTTCCTCGTGTGACCTATTTTGATTCCTACGCGTCTCAACCCGAGAAGGAAATCAAAATCTTGATGAAACGATGGAAAGACCAGTGGGATTCCACAGGTATTCACTCAAAGCCTATGAAGATGACCTACAACAAGACACGACACCAATACAAGGATTCTGAATGTGGAATGTATTGCTTGTATTTCCACTACGCTTGCTTGATGAACTTACCCATGAGTCAATCCATGCCGGATGAGGTGATTAATCTCTTTCGCAATCTCTTGTTCACGATGCCCAAGAAAGAATCATCCGCAAAAGAATAATGGAATGGCTCATGATTGTGCTTTTACTTGTCTTCATTGGATACCTCTTACAAGATGAGTCCCTTGGAGTCCAACCCGTCTTGATGAGTCGCAAACGACTCTGTGATTACTATGTGCCTGGGTCTGTCTTTGAAGACATTCCGTCTGCACTGGCTCGAGGTGTGCGTCTCTTGGAAGTCCATGTGTATTCGGACGAACAAGACCATCCAGTCGTTGCACGTCAACCTCAGAACGACGGATACGACTATGCAACCGATAACATCACCTTTGAACAGGTCTGTATCCTGATTGCAAACGATGCGTTCCCGTCGAATGACCCGTTCATCTTGTCCATTGTGCCGCATACCGACAAGACACTCGTGTTGAATCGTATCGCTGAACATTTGATGACGACCGTGCGTCGACGATTGGTCTCAACAACTAAGAACATACCTACCCTTCCACTGGATAGCTTGAAGGATAAGGTCTTGATTGTCTCCGGAGGCACACAAGGAACCGACCTCGATGACTTGGTGAATCTGTCATGGACCGAGTCTGGACTGCGCCGTCTCACCTATCAACAAGCCCTTCATTCACGGGATGAAAAGGAGTTGATACGATATACTCGGGACCATATCGTCATGGTCGCACCCGACGCCGAACTCCGAACGGTCAATGTTCGCAAGGATAAACCCTTCGCGTTGGGATGTCAGTGGAACTTATTTGATTCGAGCAGGGGTGGGTTCCACGAAAAACCTGAGGCGCTGCGTTCAGAATCTTTCTTACCTACTAAATAAAATGGATGACAATAAAGGAAATATGGGAGGCAAGCGAAGTGCATGGATGACACACGTGAAGAAGACGATGCGAGCCAACAAGGGCAAGCCTTTGTCCGCAGTCTTGAAGATGGCGGCAAAGACCTATAAGAAGACTGCCAAGGTCTCCAAGAAGAAGACACGTGGTATGTTCAAGTTGTATGGTGGAATGACCACTAGCGCAGGTCCTGGTGCAAGCACTGCAGATGAACTCGTTCGTCAAACTGGTGGAATGTATGGACCAATGGGTGGTCGTCGTCGCAGGGGAAGCAAGAAAAACGGATTAAACTTGTACTAAATACTAAACTTCCCCCCTGACAGAATGGACCAAGACCCTAAAACTCGTAAAGAAAGCAAGAAATCTGCAAAAGACAAAGCCAAAGGTAAGGACACATGTTACTCTGCGAAACATGTGCGCCAACTGGAAGCCTTGAAAGACAAGAAGAAGTAACTACAATAAGGACTTATGTGTGACACGGCGTGTCATCGTATGGTCTCGTTGCTTCGTATATTTCCCTCCACCCAAACGCCTACAGGTTTTTCCTTTATACGTCTTACGCGAGCAACCGCTCTTGTAATACGCTAAATGGGCCATGTAGCCACGATAACTCTTCATAGGAACCTTTGCAACTGCTGACAACTCGTGAAGAAGCCCATACATCCATCGTGTATAGGTTTTTTGATTCTTCAAGACCGGTTCGTGTGCTTTGAGATAGGATTGAAACACACTGCGGAAGCTTTCAAACGGATACGCATCGGCTAAGTGATGAATGAACTCGCGTTGAGTCGACATGTCTCGTGGCTCGGGTTCGGCTGGAAAGTTATACGCAATCGCCATCAAGAAGTCTCGTCCAGGCACTGCGGTGGGTTTCATGGCGTCATAGCGACGTTTCACTTCTTCGAAGTCGGGGTCTGCCTCGGGACAAATCACCGAGGGGTCCTCGGAACACTGCCGCCGAAGCTTGTTATTGACCCTATTGTGCAGGTCGTAGAGCCACCGCCCATAGGGCTTGGTAGGGGGGTGTTTCTTCACAAACTCGGTCGTCGACGCTCGGCAAAAGGCACAGGGCAAAATATCCTTCATGTCGTCCAATACTTCTCGAGGTGAAGGTGAATGAAACGCAATCAAATGAAGGAGTTGCCACCCAGACGGCCCCCAGAATCGGGTATCCAT